TAAAACAAAAGCACCAGTAATCCAGCTCTTACCAACGCCCCGAAACGCCTGTATTTGTAGTCGCTTGGGACCATGTTGCAAGTAATCAGCAATCGCATATTGTGCCCTCGTAGGAGAAGGTAGATCAAGTTGTCCCCACAGTGCTTGTAGAAACATCTTGAAATCCTGTTGTAATAGTTTTAGGGTATTATTCATTATATATCATCCAATACTCCGCCTGCTCCCATACCACCTACATCAAATCTGCCAAATCTAGGATCATTATAAATAATAGACATAATTCGATTAAGGTTATATCTGTATAATTGCTCTTGTTCTACTGTTAATGCCGGTTTAATAGCTTCGTAAGCAAGAATTAACTGCCTATAAAACTGTGTACCGTCTCCGTAATTTGATTCAACTTCAGCTATTTCTTTTTTTAACTGTACTCCTGTTTTATCACTCAGAATAATGCGAAATAGTTTTTCCACGTCTTTTTTCTTACCTGTAATCTGTTTGTGTATAAATGGGTTGATTTGTTTAGCAAGTTTGTTTACTTCTTGCTCAGACTTTTTAGGTAAAGGTACGCCTAAACCTTTAGCTTCAGCATCAGCTATTAATTGCTTTAATTTAGGTACAGACCAGTCATTAATATCAACTTCAGCTAGTAGTTCACCTACTTCAAATGGGTCTAGATCTGTTTCGTTTGCTGTAAAAAAATTTTTTCCTGATTTTAGGATTTTATCTCCTTCATCTATCATATCCATCCAGTCATCTACAACTTCCATATGACCGTCAGCTGCTGCACCAGTTCCGTTTACATGTTTTTGACGACGAGTTTTAGAATCCCAAATATCTACCATTTTACCGCCACGTCTTGCTTTACCTTGCATCCATTCATAACGAGTATAACCAGTGTTTCTGTGTTGACCAGTCCACCATTTTTCACCAGCTGGTCCGGCTATTTTATTAAAAAATGCGGATTTTTGAGCATGTGAGTAAGGTTCAGCCATTTCTAAGTTTCCTGTAGCATCGCCTGCTACATAACCTCTTTCCAGAACTCTTCTTTGGATACGATTATACATATTTCCGCCGGGTTTAGTATTATTATACATACCCAAAGATTGAACAAGTGTAAATGTATGGTCTAAGTTAATTCTTCTTTCTGTTATAGGTCTAGCTACTAACTGTCCATCACTGTTTAACATTTTAAAGTTTGCCATAGCGTCACCGTATAAATCGTTCCACTTTTGCAACTCTACTCTTCTAATCTCAGTCCAAGCTGCCGGTATTTTATAGTGACCTACAGTTTGTATTTTAGCTGCTACATTACGTCTGTTACCTAAATGTAATCTAGAAAAAGGTAACCAGTCAAAACGTCTACCAGTTACAGGACTATTACCACCTTGAACTAAGTGGTTAGTAAACATAGTTTGAAGCATCTCAGCTGACTCGATAACTGTAGGTTCAACATATCGTTGTCTAAATTCTGGTGTACCAACCATAGGTATATTATTAGCATCACTTGACCCTAAAATTCTACCTATAAGCATTTGTTTCTGAGCATCAATAACTTTAGGCTCATTTAATTCTGGTAACTGCATTTCAATGTTACCTTTTTCAAATGCTCGTTGACCTCTAACTTTATTTACTTTAGCACCAACTTGTTTTCCAACTGCTGTCAAGCCTCCTCCGACTGTACCACCAAGAGTTCCAGCTGTGACAGCTTCTAAAGGATTTAGTAATCGTTGTTCATCAACTCCTACACGTACTTGCTCAGTTCCTACACCTGTAAGAGCTCCTCCTACAATTCCACGCTGTACTGAACCAGCCTTACCAACAACTTTAGCTACGCCTTTGCTAGCTCCAATATTCATAAATGGTATAGCACCAGCTGCACCAGAAGCTAATATCTCGCCCCAGTTTAATTCATCTTCTCCGTATAGATGCTTTTGTACTAAATAATTAGTATATGCACCCTGTCCAAAGTTAATAGCACCATATCCTAACCAACCTAGCGGTCCCATACTTAGTAAAGGAGTGGTAGCTACGTCTGTAGCCACACCACCACCTATTTCTATACCCATTCCTTGAAATCGCTTAATTAGTTGTTCTTTTTTAGCTTCATCTTCCATTAGAAATCCTGTATAGTTAACTGTTTAGTTAAGTTAATCTTGCTCTCAACATTTTCTTTTTGTATTCTTAATTTGTCTAGTAATAGACTATCTATAACTTGCTGTTCATCTCTAAAGTCAGTTCCGCTAAGATAATCTTCTTTATCTACTTTTATAGTTTTAAACTTATTCTTAGGATCTTTAATTTCTACAGTAGGCATACTAGATTTTTCTTCTTTATAACCTAGTTCCTCATTTAGTTCTCTTTCTTCAAGTATTTCTTCTATGTTTTCAATTAAACTAAATCTATCTGAATCTATTGGTATATAAGTATCACCTACTACGTAAGCTGTTCCGTCAGGTTTAACTAAATTAAATCTTTCTAATAAACTTTTATCGCCCGGTCCTTTTAGTTTACCTCTTGTGTAATCAAACATGCCTTGAGTAATTTTACCACCCTCAGCTTTCATAAGCAAGATATCTAATCGAACGTTTTTAGCACTTAGTTCTTCTTTCCTTTTTTCTAGTGCAGCTAGTTTATCAGCTTGACTTGCATTTTTACCCCAATTTTTAGATCGTATCCAAGCTTCGGGTTGGTTTAATATTAAGTTCAGTTCAGTCTGCCTTTTTAGTTGTATAGTTTTAAGTTGATTAATTCGTCGGTTATATTTAGCTAACCTTTCTTCAAGTGTTTTAGTAGGTGTATATCGAGTTTTTGCTCCTGCCATTAATTTATGTGTGATAAGATTGTATGCTCTCGGTCCGTTATACCGAATGTCGACCTCATCCAGTCGAGCCAGTTATTACTACCCTTTGCCTGATTACATCGTCGACATGAGGGTACAACATTCGTCGTAATATCTTCCCCACCCTTACATTTAGGGTGTACATGGTCGATAGTAAGATTGTGTAATTCATGAAATTCTCCGCAATAAACGCATTGACAATTGAAGTGCTCTTTGATAGCTCTTCTCCAGAGCCGTTTAGATTCTGAACTTGTCATCGTTATTAAATTGTGTAAATAGTAATCAGGTTTAGGTAGTAAGGGTGTCATTAAGTTCTTTTCGCTCCGCCTCTACCTCGGTTTGCTTTACGTGACTCAGCTTTAATGCTGCCGTCAGGTTGATGTGACATATCAGTCTGTGCTCCGGGTTTACGCTTCCTACGTATCCTCATAAGGTCACGTCTGTATGCTTTCTTAGCTGGAGTGTCATTAATCTTCTTGTTTGTTTCTTGGTGTTTCTTCCTAGCTTCTGGATTGCTCCGATAGTACTTTGCTGTCTTACCGGGGTTCTTGCTAAGCTTAGGTCCGGGTCTTGCCATACATTCTGCTCTTTACTAATTCTGGATCTACCTTCGGTATTATTGAAGCTAGTTTATCGAGTGGACTGCCCTCAAGAGCAACACCTGTAATGTCATTAGTTTTAAGCCAATCACATGCTGCTTTTAAGTCTTGAGTCTTTGCCTCACCACACCTTATTAAACGTAAGAACTCTTGCGTAACAAGGTAGTGGAGTTCGTTAAAACTTTCCTCATCAGCTTTCTTAGGTATTACTCTTGTTTCGGTCATTCTATGTCTAATCCTTTTTTAACTATAGCTAGTGCTTTATCATCTAGGTCGTTATCAGTTTGCTCAACTAGCTTTTCTAGTAATTCTACTACAAATTTCTTGAACTTCTCGCTCTTTAGGCTAGTTAATACGAGTGGTTTTAAAAGTGCTAACATGATTATTTAGTGGTTTTTTTAGTGGTTTTCTTTTTTGCTTTTGCTTCTTTTTCTATAATTAAAGAAGTCTTTACTTCTGGTCTTAAATCATTAGGACCATCTAAAGGAGGTTGACCTACCTTTTGTGCATCTGTGAATGTACTCATTTAAAATAATAAGAATTTCTTTTTAGGTTTAGGTGGTAGTAGTGCTGAGATAGGTACAATATCCTGACATAATACTTTCATATCTGAGTTAGGATGGAAGGTAAATCCCTTCTGTTGTAGCTCTGCACACTTTAATGCTCTAACTAATTCATAGTCAAGCCTCATCTTCTCCTCTTGTCTCTTAGCAATGGATTTACACTGTCTTATAGATTCTCT